TGGTTGTAGAAGGGCAATACAAAAAGAAACTGAATCTTGGTGTAGTGGCAGCCGCAGTGTTGGATCCTGACAACAACTGTGTAGTAGGCATAAACTATCCCACAAAAGACGGCCATCGTGTGCATGGTGAACGTGCGGCTATCGATAGCTATGTGGCTCGTTTTGGAGAGATACCGGCGGGTAGTATTATTATCACCACCTGTAGTCCTTGCACACAATCTATGGCCGAGAGATCCGGCATCAACTGTAGCGATCTAGTTGACCAAGTGGGAGTGCATAAAGTGTATGCCGGCTATAAAGATCCCACACAGGATTTTAGCCACAAGCGTTATCATATTGAAATCACCCGCAATCCAAAAATACAACAATTGTGCAAAGCGTTTGCTGACACATTTCTCAAAGACAAATTAGACGAACTTGCCTTTATGGGCAGCCAATGTACCCAAGACTGTTCGGGTCATCGTGCTGGATATGCGTGGTCACAATCCAAAGGTGGACAAGTTGCACAAAGCCCATTCAGCCCCAGCTTCAATAAAGGTAGTCAGCTTCATGTAAACGGTAAGTAAACGCATGAGTTTCCTAATAGCCAACATACCTCCTGTAAAATGTTTTGTGCGTAGAGAGTTTTTATACAATCACGAACGCGGCCACGGAGAACTAGAACCCTGTTACTGGGTTACGGCCAAGGCCATTAAAGGTCAAGCCTTTAGAATAGAATGCATGCTGACCGAATACGGTGCCTTGTACGACAAGTTGCCTATCAGTGCTTATGTTTGGAAGCCGGTCGATCCTGCTGAAGATTTTGAACTGGATCACTTGCAGATCTGGGACTGTCTAGGCTACGACATAGCGGTGTTGGAGAAATCAAATCTGCGAGGACTCAAGGTCAAGTACTACGGCAAAGACAAGCAGTTTCATTTTGGGCAGTATCTGTTTACTATAGACTTTGCGGCACCGGATCACAATAGACTAGATGTTTCATTTGCAGAAGGTGTGCAGGAACACAAGAGCTACAACTTTATTCGCTTGGATAATGGACAATTTGCATGTCAGCCCAACAATCGTTGTTTATGGTACGACGTGAGCCTGGTACCTGCTCAACTTAAAACCCCCGATTTTAAAATACCCACCGAGGTGTACTGTGTAGAAAATCGCGCCAAATGGTCCGCAGGTGGCGACGACTCATGGTTTTACCGAGGTACTGATACAGAATGAACCAGTATCCAGTATATCCTGAACAATTCGAAGGTGATGACAGCGATTACAAACGTAATCCTTACTCACCTGTTTAAAGAATACCCTTAGGACCGTAACTTAGTTACGTAGGGTGCCCGGGTGCTGGGCTAGAATGGTAGGAAGTCGTGCTCCGGAAGCTATTCTTAAAACGACCATTACCAAAAACGCTTGCATAATTCAAAATACCTGTGTATAATTAATATATTATTAACAGGAGAATCACATGTCAAACCGCGTATTCACAGCAGAACAAACTAAAAAACTTGAACAAATTATTAACGAAGGTATCCAAGTGACTTCCGAAATCGAAACCTTGACAGGCGGCCTGAATGATACTATCAAGGCCATTGCTGAAGAATTAGAAATCAAACCAGGTATTTTGAAAAAAGCAATCAAGCTCGCACACAAGAGTGAATTTGGTCGTGAACAACAGGATCACGAATTGCTTGAACAAATTTTAGTGCAGGTTGGTAAGACATTATAAGTACTGTTTTATAACAGCGACTCGCTCCCGTAAGGAGCATGTAGAAAGGTTAACCGGCCACAAGCGGTAGGAGAAGAATGAGTTATATTGATGCACTTTTTGATCGTGAACACGATCGCATACATGTAGTCGAGCGCCGTGATGGTAAACGATGCTATCAGGAATATCCTGCAAATTTTATATTCTACTACGAGGATCCTCGTGGTAAATTTCAAAGCATATTTGGCACAGCCGTGTCAAGATTTAGTAGCCGCAACAACAAAGAATTCCGCAAGGAGTTAAAGATGCAGTCGGGCAAAAGATTGTTTGAATCGGATATCAATCCTGTGTTCCGTTGCTTAGAGGACAACTACAAAGGACAAGACGGTCCTAAACTAAACGTAGCGTTCTTCGATATTGAGGTGGACTTTGATCCCGAGCGTGGATTTAGTCGGCCGGAAGATCCGTTTAATGCTATTACCGCTATTTCAGTTTACCTGCAATGGCTAGAGCAAATGGTCACACTAGTTGTCCCACCCAAACACATGAGTCAAGCTACCGCACAAGAGATTGCCGCAGAGTTTGAAAATACAATTGTATTTGATAGTGAAGAAGAATTACTTAAAACATTCTTGGACCTAATTGAAGATGCCGATGCCTTGTCTGGTTGGAACAGCGAAGGCTTTGATATTCCGTACACCGTTAATCGTGTTACCCGTGTATTAAGCAAAGATGATACCAGACGTTTTTGTTTATGGAATCAATTTCCTAAAGAACGTAAGTTCGAACGCTTTGGTGCCGAGAATCAAACATATGACTTGATTGGTCGTGTACATATGGACTATATGCAACTTTATCGCAAGTACACATACGAAGAACGTCATAGTTATAGCTTAGATGCTATTGCTGAATATGAATTGCAAGAAACCAAGACTGTATTTGAAGGAACCTTGGATCAACTGTACAATCAAAACTTCAAAACATTTATTGAGTACAACCGCCAGGACACAATGATCCTGGCCAAGCTAGATAAGAAGTTAAAGTTCTTGGATCTAGCCAATACACTAGCACATGAGAATACCGTGTTGCTCCAGACCACAATGGGTGCAGTGGCTGTGACTGAACAGGCCATTATCAACGAAGCACACGAACGTGGTATGGTTGTGCCCAACCGCAAGGAACGCTATTCGGACGAGGATACACAAGCTGCAGGTGCGTATGTTGCATATCCACGTAAAGGTATTCATGAGTATGTGGGATCCATAGACATTAACTCCTTGTATCCGTCGGCGATTCGTGCTCTTAACATGGGACCAGAAACTATTGTTGGGCAACTACGTCCTGTAATGACCGATCGGTACATTGCAGACAAGATGCGTGGTGGTAGTAGTTTTGCTGGAGCATGGGAAGGATTATTTGGCAGCCTAGAGTACGAATCAGTAATGACCCTAGAAAAAGGTACAGAGATTACCGTTGACTGGCAAGATAGAAACGAGAGTGTACATAGTGCTGCAGAAGTCTGGCACATGATCTTTGACGCGAACCGTCCTTGGATGTTGACTGCCAATGGCACAATCTTTACATACGAGAAGGAAGCAGTTATTCCTGGTTTGTTAAAGCGTTGGTATGCCGAACGTACAGATATGCAAGCCAAGTTAAAAGAATGCAAAAATCCTGAAGATGAAGAATACTGGGATAAACGTCAGCTGGTCAAGAAGATTAATCTAAATAGTCTATATGGTGCTATTTTGAATCCTGGTTGTCGCTTCTTTGATAAACGTATTGGACAGAGTACTACCTTGACTGGACGTGCTATTGCCAAACACATGGATGCCTATGTAAATGAATGTATTACAGGCAAGTATGACCATGTAGGTGAATCAATTATCTATGGTGACACAGACTCCTGTTACTTTACTGCTTATCCTGTACTTAAGGATTCTATAGAACGTGGAGAGATGACCTGGAACAAGGACATTGCTGTACAACTGTATAACAGTATTGCTGATCAAGTTAACACTAGTTTTCCGGGCTTTATGGAAATGGCATTCCATGTGCCCAGAGAGATGGGAGAAGTAATCAAGGGCGGTCGTGAGATTGTAGCTTCAAAGGGCTTGTTTATTACCAAGAAGCGTTATGCTGTGCTGTACTATGACAAAGAGGGCAAGCGTGTGGACACACATGGCGAGCCTGGAAAAGTAAAAGCCATGGGCTTGGATTTGAAACGTAGTGACACGCCCAAAGTTATTCAAGACTTCCTAAGTGAAATTTTAAACAATGTGCTTACAGGTGCAACTCGTGATGAAATTATTGAAAAGATTCGCGAATTTAAGTATAAGTTTAAAGAGCGTCCGGGTTGGGAGAAAGGTTCGCCCAAGCGTGTAAATAATTTGACTAAGTATGGCAAGGAAGAAGAACGTCTAGGCAAAGCCAACATGCCAGGGCACGTTCGTGCAGCATTGAATTGGAATAACCTACGTCGTATGAATGGTGACAAATATGCCTTGCAAATTGTTGACGGTATGAAAACTATTGTGTGTAAATTAAAACAAAATCCCTTAGGATGGACGTCAATTGGCTATCCTACAGATGAACAACATTTGCCCGAATGGTTTAAAGACTTGCCATTTGATGACAGTTTGATGGAACAAACAGTAGTGGATCAAAAGATCGACAACTTGTTAAGCGTTTTAGAATGGGACTTGGCCAGTGCGACCAATACCGAAAATACTTTCCAAACTTTATTTGAATGGTAATATGAAACTTAGTGAGCTTATTGCCTTTCGAAATAGACTAGAAGAATTACCGGTCAGCGTGGCCGAACAAGCGGCTCAAGATAAACTTGACATCCTCATGCACACAGTCACTTATCCGCATGAACCGTCAATGAGTCAACTAACCCAGCCATTTATGCTAGCACTAGCGGCCAATCTCAAAAAAATTCATGCAGCCTTTGATGATTTCAGTATCAGCGTTGGACAGCTTAAACAACAAGTTCTTGACCAAATTGAAGAACAAGAAAAACATTGGTTTCAGGAAAGCTATCGTGTATTTGAGGCTGCCGAGTTATGTGAAAAAACTGACCAGATTCTTTATGGCAGAGTTGTTACTGGCATTAAGAGCCAGGCGACCATGGATGCCGAGGACACACTTCGAGCACGATTATCCATTTACGCCGATTGGCGATGGCCTGGCATGATTATTCGCCCAGGCCTAGAAGATTTTATTGAAAACATGGTAGGCAGCGATCCTTTATATGTTATAGATCGAGAACATGCTTTACTACAACCGTGCCTAGATCGTTTTCCGCGGGCATATCAAAATAGACTGCGTCCTTATACCACAGACGACTGGAGCGATAAACCAATTCTGGGTAAAATCCCCAATAATCAATTTGGTGTTTGTCTAGCCTGCAATGTACTTAATTTTCGTCCGTTAGAAATTATTCGTCGTTATCTAGAAGAAATTTATACCAAACTTCGGCCCGGGGGTGTGTTACTAATGACCTACAACGACTGTGATCTGGCCCATGCAGTAATGTTGGCCGAGCAGGGGTTTGCCAGTTATACCCCTGGATACTTGGTTCGGGACTTGGCCCAACACGTGGGATTTAAGCTGGTACATACCTGGAGTGATGGTGGCCCTGGTGTTTGGTTAGAATTGCATAAGCCAGGAGAACTAATTAGTAATAGGGGAGGGCAGGCTCTAGCCAAGACACAAAATGTATTTGATTATTCAAATGATATTGACTATCTTATAAGAAGAGCGTATACTGAGGATGAAGTTGCAAAAATGCAAGAGGCAAAAAAATATAACATAGATATATCTGATCTTGATTGGGAGAACATGCTACATGCGATGTTGCAGGAAAAGGAAGCAGAAGAGCACAGAATTAAACTCAGAATTGCGCAAGAATTACACGAAGAAATGGCAAAATCAGTTGATCAACGCAAGCAAGAAGAGTTGGTCAAACTAAGACAACGTGCATTACAATTAGAAGCAGGCAATCCAAATCTAATTAGGTATGGATATTCAGCAGAAAAATTAAAACATTTAATTAAACAAAAGGAAGAGGAAAAGAAATGAAGGACCACTTATTAGATTTAGTAGAACACACATATGACTTAGGCTGTATTGACCTGGTTAAAATTACAGGTACCGATAAAGAAACCGTTATCAGTGGGCTGGCCGAAGATCGTAATGTAGTTGTGGAAGGAACTTTTGCCAATCCTGTAGCAGATTTTATCGGCACATTTGGCATGCCTAATTTAGGAAAACTTAAGATCTTATTAAACCTAGCAGAATATAAAGAAGATGCTAAATTCAGTCTGACACGCAAAGATACTGGTGCACCCGATGGTATTAATTTTGAAAATAAAACAGGCGACTTTAAAAATAACTATCGGTTTATGGCTGCAGAAATTATCAATGAAAAACTTAAGACAGTTAAGTTTAAAGGCGTAAACTGGCATATTGAATTTGAACCCTCTGTGGCCAGTATCATGCGGTTAAAAATGCAGGCTCAAGCCAATGCCGAAGAATTAAACTTTCAAGTTAAAACCGACGGTGTTGATTTAAAATTCTTCTTTGGAGATCATTCGACTCATGCGGGTAACTTTGTATTTCAGCCCGGGGTTACTGGCACTCTCAAACGCACATGGTCATGGCCCATCAAGACTGTGATCAGCATCTTGGATTTAACTGGTGACAAAACGTTTAAGATTAGTGATGATGGTGCTGCGCAAATTACTGTTGATTCGGGCCTGGCTGTGTACAACTATATTTTACCAGCACAGAGCAAGTGAATCAGTTTCAAAATATAAAACTTTCCAAGGCATTGTCTTATACTCTGAGCTCGATGTTGCGTGGCAAAAGCTATCACCAGCAGATTAAAAATGTCTGCAAACTGCCATTGACGCATGTGAGTGTTGATCAAAATTCAGATTGTTTTTTGTGTCACTGCGAAGGATGGTTGCCGATTCCTGTAGGAAAGGTTTCAGATTTTCAAAGTTTAGAGGAGGTATGGAATTCACCAACAGCTCACATGCTACAAAGCGACATAGAACGTAAGAAATTTTCTTGGTGTGCAGTTACACGTTGTGGGATAATTGACAAAAACATTGGCAACGAAAATTATTCATTATCAATCAACATAGACGACAGTTGTAATCTTGCTTGTCCTAGTTGTCGCAGAGATCTACGCATGCTGGAAAATGGACCAAAATTTGAAAGTAAAACTAAAGATCTTGCTCGCATAACACAATGGCTGGACAAGTTCCAATACCCAATCAACATTTCACTTGGTGGCACTGGCGACGCACTGGCTAGTCAACTGATTAGAAATTTCATCAAAACCTATCGTTATAAATGCGGACAGACATTTACAATAACCACCAACGGATTGTTGTTAAAAAAGGTCATTGAAAAGTCGTCTATATATCCGGCAATTTCGGCAATTTCCATCAGTGTGGATGCCGGCAGTGCAACAGTGTATGAACAGGTCAGGAGACCTGGAAAATGGTCGGTGCTCATAGAAAATCTGCAATGGTTATCTGCTAATCAAAAACAAATCAAAGTTAATCTAAATTTTGTTCTGCAGAAAACAAATTTTAGAGATCTTCCTGCTTTTGTATCACTATGTAAAACTTTCGACTTCACTGGCATTGTTCAACCTCTAAACGATTGGGGAACATGGAACAGTTCGCCTGTATCTAATCCAGATGCGTATACTGCGGTCAATGGCACCTACCTTGATCACAACGTGGCTGATACTGAACATCCAGATCATGCCGACTTTGTGCAGATATTAAACAGTGTAAGACAAGGTAATAATGATTTTTTAACTATTAATTCATTTTTTAATCAATATCAATGACACAAGATAACTTAACAGCCAAACAAAAAGATTATGCAATTTTTCTCCCGGCTATTAGTGGATTCTACGCAACCTATATAGGTAAACAACGTGATCCTGTTAATGGTCCGTACGTAGATCCGGCTCGTATGCCTGCGGGTATACAAGACATGGAAATGATGAACTGGCTTAACAGTCAAAAAGCATTGTTCCCCTACAAATGGTCATTATATTCAGGTGGTCATGCTAACTTAGATCTTACCAAGCAAAATTGGTCAGAAGACATGGTTCGTAATCGTGATCCTAGTACACTTATGTTAGGCGACTCTGGTGGATTCCAGATTGCCAAGGGCTTATGGGAAGGTGAGTGGCATGATCCAACCAGCCTGGCGGTACAGGCTAAAATGGCCGAAGCAAAGACACGT